AATCTCATTTCCATTCACTCCTTATAAGCCATTAAACATCCCCCAATGATAACCGCTCCTCGTATTCCCCCCGACGAGGGTTATAAATCAGGGTCAAACCGAGGATTCGCTTCTTCTCCGCACTAAGCCCAGCCCGAATATCTGTTATGTCAATCACGTCGTAGAGCTGTTGTCCACAATTAACCGGAATTCTAATTACACCTCCGACTGATTCTATTTCGGTTTCTCTTAAATAGGTTTCTCCCCTGGCCTGGGCTCCGGCTACCGTGTCTATATTTTTGTCATCAATCTGCCTCAGCCGGTCATAGAGCTTGTCTATTTCATCCCAGGCAAAAGAATCCACGACTATTGGCTCATCACCTACCGGGTCATATCCCTCAACCTGAACTCGGTTGATAGCTTGGGCTCCTTTTCTATACCGGCCCTCGAATATCGGGTGGGCCGAGTCATAAGAATAGGCCGAGTTATCCGTAGCCAGTGGGTTTATAATATAGCCTTTGTTACCCTCAATAAGCAAAACATCAGGGACATAGGATAATAGTTTTCTAACAACTATTTCTCCCTGGTTATTAGGGTTGATGGCAAAATCAGGATAATAGCTGGTTATCACTGATGATTGAGATTTAACCTCAAGCTTTAAGCCCACACGAGAAAGAACAAACTCAAGGATTTGCTTAACACTCATCTGGCTGGAACTCTTATTCCATCGAAATTGATGCCTGGCTACCCAAGCATCTAACAATCCCCAACCATCCGAGGCGTATAGCATCAAGCTGGCTTTACCGGCAGAGCTGGTATGTTCGCAGGCATCAAGGATAAAGGTTTGCCCCGAGCTTGCCTCGTTACCAGCCGTAGTCAGATAACCAGGGCTAAATTCAAGCTGACAGCCAATATTCAGGGTTTGCAAGTTTCCTTGCCCGGGTAAAGCATACTGCCCCTCATCATTCCTTAATTCCACTATCAGTCTGCCTGATTTTTCACCAGTCTCTTGTTTTAGAGAGAGCACATCGGCAGTCAAGTTAATAGTCTGCTCCACCTTGCTGGCTCGCCATACTCCACTGGGGTTTGATAGCCAGCAGTAGCCACCATGGTGAGCTATAGCCAGCCCATATTCTGAGGACAGGTTAAACGGCACTGGCTCATGCCACAGGCTATCGGTAAACTTAGTGTCAGGAATAGAGTAAGACCAGCAAGGACGATTATAGGACTCCGTCCCGGTAAATTTCTCTACATAGAAAGCCCGATAAACATCAGGCTTATCCAGAAAGGCTCTATGGTATTCAAAGTCACCATCTGACGGGGCAACAGCAATCTCCTTTAGCGCCGACCACGTGCCAGCGGCAACCTCACCACCATCGCCATAGACCAGCGACCATAGCTTATAGTTATCGTCAGTATCTTTGCCGGTAACGACGAGATTCCAGTCACCATCATAAACAGTAGCCACACCGGACAGGTCACCGGTTGATTTATCCCAGGCAGTACTGCTGCCCCAGCTACCGTTTACCCTTTTCATGACGTATAAGGTAGCCTGGTCAGCAAAGAAAAGAGCAACATCTCCGTTAGGCTTATAAGCAGCGGTGATGCCGTAGATAGCAATGGTCGGCGTATAGCCAAGAAGCTGAGGGCTACCCCAGTTGACGCCATAGTCTGTACTCTCCAGTTGATAAACCTTGCGGTCACTCTTAATCCAAAAAATAGACACACCAGCTCCGTATGAGCAGCTAGCCACGATAACGGCATTATACTGATTGGTATAGGTCCACTGACTGAAATCAGATTCCGGGTCAGGATCAGCCACCCGCTGACGATATAGTTTCCTGGAATCAGACGGGGGCGTCACCCTGACCCTGATGAGTGAGCCGTCACCAGGCATGGTGACGGCGTGAAAGTAATCCTCCTCAGAGCCATTATAAAGCCGTGACCAGTCGTACCTGACTACCCCGGCAATCTTATTCTTGGCTTCGAGTTTAACATAGGGGGTTCTCGTTGCCTCCTTCTGAGCAGCTAGCAGGGTTTCCGATAAGTTTCTCATTGCGCTACTCCACCGGTTATATCGTTGACCTCTCCCTGGTTAGGGATATATTTTGTGCCCCAGAACAGGTGACCAGCGATATAGCCTAGAGCAAAGACTGCCAGCAGCCAGAAGACTGATTCCCACAACCAGTGCCCCATTACAGCACCGACGGCAACAAGACCGATAATCCAGAGTCCCTCAAGCTTATGCCAGGCATCACGCAGGATATAGGTCCACGGTCGGCCACCTATCCTTAACCACAGTGCTTTATAGATGTTTATCGCCATCACCCCCTATGTTTAACTCAGCATTTTCCTTAACTAAGGTCCATAATCAGTTGCCTTAGAGACCACGGGATAGCAGGGTTTATACATAGAGCGGACTCTCACCCGGTTCCTCCTGCCCAATCTCTTTAGTTCACTCTTAAAAAACCTCAGCTTCTCACTCCCCCAGGCTAGAAACTCCCGAGGGGCCATGGTACCACCGACATTAACCCGGTTTATGGCGTAGACTGCCCACTCAACAGCGGCATAGCCGCAGGCTCCAGTAGCAACTAAATCCTCAAGATAGGAAGGGATGGTGGAACTTGAGACATCAAGAGTATGGAGCTTACCGTAGTAGATATAGGTGTTTGAGCCATCAGGAACTTCCTCACCCAATAATGTTAAGGTATCCCCCCACAGGGTAAAGCGCTGGAATCTTTTAGGGAAATTGTCCACCGGGTATTCCACGGCTTGAACCATAATACGGTCACTCAAGCTTGAGATATCAATCTCCCTGGAACCAGAGGCGGTAGCTTTGGTCGCCTTCTGTTCACAGGGGATAGCCTCGGATAACTCCCTGACGACATGAGCGCTGTGCCTATCCAACTCATCATTAGTCCAGCGGTAATTATCCTCATCCTCATCCTTGAGGTCACGCCTGACTACGGCCCTCATCTCACTTAGATTCATCGTTTATCTCCTTAGCTTGGCTAATGCTTTTACCAGTCTTCTCAGTTTAGTAGTAGTTAGCTCAACATCCGAGAGGGTAGAGAGTTCAGTGACCACCTTCTCTGCTTCCTCCCTCTCCAGTTCCTCATTAGAAATCACGCAGGGAATTCGCCCCGTTGCTTTCAGGTTACCGTTATTATCATAAGTCTCGATTGTTTCACATCTCGTTTCTGACATTTCTTCCTCCTAATCCAAACTACCGGGGCGTAAGACAATATAAGGCACTCTGGTAACGTTCTGCACTAAGGAACCGCCGGTGGTAAATGGGTCTGGCAAAGCGCCATAGGCTTGTGATACGTCCCAACCTACATAGTAACTAGAATAATTGCTACCAATGACACCCAAAAATTTGCTAACCACTAATGCCTGCTCTATCTGTGGGGCCCCATCACTGACAATTGCCAGCCAGTAGAGCCCTTTAGATAGTTGTTGGTCTATAACTATCTCTTTAACACCAGTAGTCCCGCAATTTATAGTGCCACAATCCAGCACTAATGCCCCTGGATACATATTCGTGCCATTTCGGTATATGCCAAGGCGGGCTGATTTATCAACAGCGGCAGTTTTGATTTCAACAGCTATCCTGTCTACTGTAAGCAATCGCGCTGCCATATAAGGGGTAGCATAAAGATGGTCAACAACTAATGTTTTAACGCTTGTATCCAGATTAACCAGAACATTAGAATACTGCCCCGTTATAATCTCCTCAAACGGGTTTCTGGTATGAGCATCAAGAGCAGCTACATGTTCAGCCAGTTGTCCTTCTAGTAGTTCTCCAGCTAGTTTAAGCATGTTTTCACCTCCTAGCTTAAGGCATAGTCCGCTGACAGGGAAAATGATGTCCCTGAGAAAGCGATTACCTTAAGGAATATGATTGCCCCTCTTGAATCGACCACCAGGGCATGTTGTCCGGTAGCGGTAAAGGCCCTTTTACTACCGCCAAACCACTTTTCCTGCCTCGGGTTCCAGAAGATGACCTGGGTCTCCAGGCTGGAGAGGTCGGTGCCAGTGATGGTGATATCAAAACGGCACTCCTTGTACCCCTGACTATCAACAGCACCAGAAATATCGGCCGGATCAGTAGCATCAATACTAGTGACATTACTTCGGTGAAGCTTGGGTTGTGTTATGTAAACTTCTGTCATAATTTACCTCCTTATTTAGAGAGGGGCTTAGCCCCTCTCTAACGATTTACTTTAGTCCTGAACTCCAATTAGAGCGGCTGCCTTAATCGCGCTAAACAGAGCCAGTGAAACATACCATTTGACTCTGGTTCGAGAGGCATCCTTGTTCTCCAGTGAGCCAATCGGCTCGGCTTGCAAGAAACCGGGGCTGGTTAAGCCACAAAGAGCACCTTCCCCAAACTGAATGGCATAGATGGTAGAGCAGGTGCCGCCAGTAGTGATTGTTTCCAGACCATCAACCAGGACATGGGTATCAAGAATCCAGTCATTAACACCAATAGGAATACCATCCCACAACTGGACAAAGTTGCCCCAGGTATCCCGGTCTGTGTCCATCATGCCCCCTGCTGCCCTACCCAGAGCATTAATCTTCCGTCTTGAGCGACGGCTCATCAGCAGCATATCCGGTTTGCCACCCTTGACAGCATCAATAAGCTCATCCAGCTTATTCAGCGTCAGAGTAGCTCCAGTATCCCCCATAGCTATCACCTGGTCGCTGGCGGTAGCCGTATCAATGAGTGTTTTGAGCCCGTCAAACTGCTTGGCATTCTCGCCTGAGTCCCCGTAAATAAAGGTATCCTCAAACTTGTCCTGGAGTGCCTTAGCCTTGAGCTCAATGACGGCTGTCTCCAAATCCTGGACATTACTTCGGGTTGCCTTAAGGAAATTATCAACGTCGGCATCGCCACCCATAATCTTCAGGTTAGCCGTTATCTGCTCAAAAGTTGGGGTGGACTCAGTCCAGGTATCACCCACATCATAGAAATCAATGCTGGGCAGGGTATTCTCCTGGTTATAGGTTAAGCCGTTACCCACGATTTCGATGAAGGGAAGACGCTGCAGGATAGGTGAATCCTTAACGATGGTCTCCACCACCCCCTGTAGTAACACATCATTGGATAGTTTAGATGCTTCAGCTAAAGTTAACGCCATTTTGTTCCTCCTTTATGTCTCTTAATTTGCTTTCGTCCCTTCTTATTTAGGAAGAAAAGCCCCCAACTGCGTATTGAATCTTCTCTCTCGGGGATAGCGCTGATAGGTCAGGCGCTGCCCTCTCCGGAGCACCAATCG